AATACTAGATCTACAGATTCTTTTTCTTTACGTTCTTGTTCGAGTGCATGAATCTTATTTAACAAAGTATTCTTATGATCTTTATTATTTAAACTTTGAAGCAACTTATCTGGATTGAATGGTTGCCTATATTTTCTTAATGACCATACTATGGCACTCACCCTCTTTCTTATTTTAAGCATAATTGAATGTAAATCCACCGTAACCGATCTAATAACTGATCGTTCGGGATATCTTCATCGATATCTAATTGATTAGTGAGCATATTAAAAGTTACATAACGGCACTCCCAGTCATAATCGATATCGATCGTTAGTTCGATATTTAATACATTATCTAAATCATTCTGAACATAGAAATCACCATATTCTGGATAATGATAATTCCATGTACTATCTTCTAATTCAGATACAGCATTATATATATCGAACAACATTTGTGAAATTGGTACACTATTCATCGTTGTTCTGGATTCCTTCTTCTATCAAATCTTCTACTAAGTTCTTCGATTCTAAAGCGTAATTCTCTTAAGCTTTGCTCTACCCTAGGATCAGTCGCAATTCTATTTTGACGCTCCATTAACTCACCAATTCTTTCTCTAAATGTTTGATAAGCAATTTCTCTCACTCTTTGTTCAGTCATAAGATTTTGCGCACTAAGCTGAACACGTTCAACACGATCATTAATAAATATATTCCGTGCATTACTAAAGCTAACGACTTGGTCATTTGATAAACTACCAATTATTGTATTCTCTTGTCGATTTAAATAATCAGAATGTTGATTTTTATATCTTTCAAGATCATTTGCTATCGCTATATAGAAACTATTATCAACATTAGTTTCAGAAGGTCTTACCCTATTTAAAATTATATAAGAATAATAACTTAATTGTTTTACGATATTAGCAAACACAGCCCTTAATAAAGGTTTTGTATTAAGCAAAGCAATTAATTCATTATGATCTGAAAATCGATAAATAATAACATCACTTTTATTTGCTTTGTTAACAGCCTTTATTTTAAACTCTTGAAGAGTACATTGAACAAAATAATGAAATCTTGCCGAAGAACAAACATAACTATAATGAATAGAATTTTTGTAAAATCTTTGATAATTATTTTTTAAATAGTCATATAATCTAATGATGTTACTTTCATTCATCTCAAAATTTCCTTTCGAGATTCAATGATTTCGCTTTTACCGTTTTGATAAATAACGATACCAGAATATTTAATATTGTTAGCATGATCGCTAACACTATATTCGATATCAACATTATATTTAGTACTAATGTTAGCTAACATTACAGTATTCGGCTCGTATTCGCCCTCGGCGCTAATCGTCGTAATACCGTCTTTAAATAATACACTATTCACGTTGTAATTACCTAAAAACATATTATTATTAACTTCGGACATTCTAAGTGCCTGAAGTTTGCTATTTATTCCGCTAATTTTAAAAAGTCCAATCATCGTTTTATTTCCTTCCAAAAATATTTTAATTTAAGGTTATCTACCATTATATTATATACTAAATTAGCCCTCTTTAAAAGAGCTTTTTCATCGCCACTAAGTATATCTTGATAAATAGTTCCATCAAAAAGCACAGTTATAGAAGGATGAGTTTCTTCTGTGTAATAAAACGAAGAATAGTCTTCGATGATAAGTGAAAATTCATTAGCATAACGATTAGTGATATATAACACTTTATTATCTGGTAAAAATATCTTACTATGATTTTTAAGAAGCAATATTTTAGCAATCTTAGCTAATGCTACAGATTCTTCAGATTTCATGGTTTTTTAATAACATAATAGCAATTTCTAAGAAGTCTTCTTTGCCTTCTTTTTCATAATAGAAATTAATAGAAGAAGCCTTATCGTAGATATTATAAGATATAACTAAACTATTTAATACATTTTCATTCCAATTAAGAACTACTTCGATATCTTTGCGATGTTTTTCAATTGTTAGATAATAATTGCCGCGCTCAATAGCGACTTTATCTTTATCAGAAATGATGTCCTGCAAATTGACCAAAAGATCTATCTGCTTGTTTAACAGGAATTCCATTCGGATTCAACTCCTTTCCTTTTATTGTTGGATAATTACAACTATAATCTCGAGAAGTATATAGTCTTTGATAAATTAAAATTAATGCTATACAAATAACATCGATATACATATCGTATATCTCTTTTAAATGAAAATATGTTTCTAAGTCTATTCTATCTTCCTCTATGAAAAAGATAAGAATATTTTCCTCGCCGTTTAGATAATTTGAAACTCTAATAGGATCATTTTTATTAAATCCTGGATCAAATACACTAAAATAGATCTGATATACATCACATCTTTTATAGATAGTAATCGTATAAGATTCTCTATTATATTTAAATCGATAAGTATCGAGTCCAGCACTAGTCTGTAAGAATGGCAAAACTGTATTATATAACGTTTTTGCTAACTTTTGTTTTCTGTCGATAATATTTTTTTGCTCGGCTAGTTCTTCTTTTTTTAATTCTTCTTCTATTTTTTTTATTATTTTTTTTACAACAGTATCATGTTTTACTTCTTGAAATACAGGATAGAATAAAAAAGAAAGCAAAGTAATAATAAATATAGAATATAAAATTTCTTCTACTTCGTTCATAGCAGTGTTTTAATTTTATCGTACAATAAATTTAAATCATTAACATTAATATATTTATTAGTTTTATTATTATATACTCCACGCTTAGGTAAACCTTCACATGGATATTCGATACCGAGATCGAGAATATTCTTTTTACCTTCAGAAATTAAAATAGCTCCACTATCAAATTTTTTTTTATCACGATTATCGATAAGAACATCGAAACCGTCAATATTAAATTTTTGAACGCCTTTAATTTTTTCAAGGCCGTTTACAATCTCTACGATTTTTCCCATTTAATCTTCCTCCGTTTCTTCAATTACTTTTTTCTTTATAGTATAATATTTTCTATGATAACACATCGTAAGAATTATTTTAAATAACTTAAACGGATTATCGTAATGTCGCATATTATAATCAGACGATATTAACATATTGTTAACGACTTCCATGTCGTAAACATATCTCTTAAGATTATTTTTCTTAGAGGTTAGTGACAACGATGCCGATCCGCAATATCGGTCATACTTAATCCAATCTTTATCGAATTTAAAATAATCACCGACATATTCGTTACTATGTAATACTTCTTCGGCTAACGCTAATATCTTTTTGCTTTTAATTTTCTCATGAGGCCACTCAGTTAAATTTATTGGACTATTCATTATTTAACCTCAACGCAAGTTTATTTAATAATATTTTCTGAAATCTATTTACCATAGAAGGCTTTTTATTGCTAATAGTCACATAAACATATTCATAGTCTTCAGTATAATGAATACTAATAGATTCAAATTTCGTTGGATTCATATTATCGGAAATGCCGATAAAGTTACCGTTAGTCACAAAATCTATTTTTCGGTCATTGTAAATATAACGAGCGACAACTTCATTAATTCTTCTAGGTCGATTTTCAATCTTAACAGAATAACATATATTATTAACTAAAATTTCTTTAATATTGTTAATAATTAAATCGAAGAATAGTTGAACTCGAAAAGAATTTTTCATCGACTGAATATAAAGTTTCTTTTCGACTACGCTTAACTTGATAGTATATTCTTCGTTGATATTTTGTTTTTCGTTACTCTCGGTAACAGAAAATAATATATCATTTTTGCGTCGTCCTGAGATATGCCCGATAAAACGATATTGAATACGGTCGATATTTTTTATTTTGCCGTTTAGGTCGCTATATTTCATTGCAACAAATACTTGTGTATATTCATATTTCTTTAATTCAATTTCTGTCCATTCTATTCTTCTCACCTGCCATTTTTATATAATAAATCATAGAATTAAATACATTAGAAACAAATGCTTTGTTTGAGTAAGCTTTAGGATACGCAATAATAATATCATCGCTACAAAATCTTCCGATATAGAAATATCTTCTACCTTTATTATTGTTAGACAAAGATCCATTAACTTTATAGCGTATATTTAAAAAGCCATACGACTCTTCTTTCATCTGAAAGAAAGGTGATCTTTTCATTCCGTCCATTACATGTTTTTTAGCGTTAATATTTTTACATGGAACTGTTTTCGTAATAAATATATTAAGATAATCCGTAATTATCTCTTCATAATACTCTTCAGAGAATTTACTATCACAATCTATATGATTATTTTTTAAATCGTACACAAACGTTACTTGTTTTTCTTGTTCAAGAATACTATTTCTAATTTTAATTTTTAAATTTAAAAATCGGTAACCAAAAAGATATACGTTTTCGCAAGTGTACAATACTTTTTCATCTTTCGACATAAAGGTATATTTCTTTTGATAAGATGTAAACGCCCATAATCCAAATAATTGACCAGAAATTTCTTTCTTTAAATGTTCTGGATATTTAATTCTCATCGCAGTGCTCCACAAAAGACAACTGCGACAAGAATTAATAATACCAGCGACACTAAAATGCCTTCATCTTTCATTATTTAACCTCTTCGCAAAACTTAAAGTTTAAATAATCAGCTAATACAGTACTAATCATATTATGTAATACTACACTAGTATAAGAGTCGTTATATTGAGTTTCTGAAATATTATCGAATAAACCAAGTTCGACTACTAAGAATTCTTGATGTCGATTAATATTAATTTCCATATAATTATGTTCACTAGTAATCGTTAAATAAAAAGATTTTAATTCTTTATTAATTTCGCTAATATAAGATACAGACCAGTGTTGGCCCCAATGTGGAATACTAACCGCTGTTTCCATTCTTCTTGTTAATTCTTTATGTAGTTTTTTAAATAAATCCTTGCATTGTTTTTTATTGTCTAAAGTGATTTCTGTAGTGACCATAATAGTCTCCTTTCTAATAAGCAACATTTTTACACATATTAATTCATATAATAAACATAAAAATACCGCCTATTAGGTAATAGACGGCTAAATAATCAATCTTTCAATAAACTACCAATAATTTCTGGCAGTAACTCCATAAGATCTTCAAAATCCATACAATATCGTGGTTCACAATCTGGAATCACATGAATCCCGTTGTGATCTAAGAACGTATAAATGTAAGCATCGTCGATTAAGCCTTCACCATTATCGATACCTAACTTAAAATGATCGTACCTAGAATAATTGATATTATTATCGATACGTAAACTATGGATATTTTCTGGACCATGGTTATTATTTAGTTTATTTACTAACATACGATATTTATCGGCATTAAGCTCTAAATATCGAAAATCAATTGTAATCATTTCTTTTTCACCTTTGGTTGTTTAATTTTAAAATTATTATACTTCAACCCATCTGGAGTAATCTCAGCAGACGGCTGTTTAAACGTAATTTCTTTGCCTTGGTCTTGTGCTACTTTATATGAAAAAATATACCCATTATATTCAGGTACATCAGTAGCTATAGCGCCAATACTAATTAAACTAAAAACACTAATTAAGATAATTTTTTTAATCATAATTCACCTTCTGACTGCCGCGGTCGATTTTAACATTGTTTTAAATTATACAATTCTAAAATTATTAAAATAAAAACAATGTTTTATAGAGTTTGTCGAGCTATCTTGACAAACTTCTAAAGGGATAAAATATAAGCCCCATACTAGCTAGCATAAAGCATCACTAGTTACAACAACTCAGCTTTGACTAATGACGTCGTGCGAAAAACGCGGAAAGGAACCGCGAAAGGATTTCGGGCCGGAGGCCACTTTCAAAAATTATATTTCTAGATTAAATCTCGCTATAAATGATTTCTAAAAACAATTTAAGTTCGAGCCATAATAAGCTAATTGCAATCATAATATTTACCTTTATTTAAATTAAACATTCATTTCAAAATGAGATACAGAAATAGTATGTCCTTTTTCATCTTTAGTAATATGAACTTCATTAGTAGTCGGACTTAACAAATCTTTACGGTTAGGTAATTGTTTACGTACTAATGTACTAACAATATAGTATACATGTTCTTCGTATTCAGGTAAATTTTCTACGAATGGTTCGCCATGAGAACATTCTGTTTGGAATGGACCGACCATACCAAGATACTTATAATTATCTTTTACTCGAACTGGTGGTACATCGTTCTTAGGAACAATTACAGTTGTAATGCCGTTATCATAAACGACATCGTGTGGCGTTAAATTAATAACAGTATCGCCATTTAAAGTAATAGATTTTAAATTCATGATTAATCCTCCTTATTAATTTTAAATAAATATTTATTTGCATAAAATGGCAAGAATGTATTATATACAATTTCTTCATATTTTTTAAGTTCTTTATGGCTCGCCTCAAAAGTAATTGTATTGTCTTCCCATGTAATTTTAATGTATTTTGAGTCGCCATTGTCTAATAATTCATTAAACGCATAAAACATTTCGGCGATATTAACAACAGATTCGTTTCGCCAGTTATATAAATCTTTATTATAATACTTAGTTTCATACTCGTTGACTTCGAATTCACTAACTGGCTTCTCATAAAAATTAGTTAGATACCAATCAATTCTTCCATGATATGGATCTAAAATATCTTCTGTATAGTTATTAGTAATCTCATTAAAGAAATCGGAAGCTATAATCTCATTTGAAAAAATCACTTTCATTTGACGTACTCCAATCCATTTCATCTGAATATTTTCTTAAAGATCCAATAAAAGAAATTAATATTCTTTCTAGAATATCTTTATCGATTATTTGAGTTGTATATTTATCTTCGAAATAGTTGTCATAAAATTTTTGAATCCCGGTTATATATGAAACAAAATTTCTATCGGTTAAGATAAATGTAACGATAGTCAAAGAGTTGGCAGTTTCGTATTCTTCATCTACTAATTCTACCTTTATGCGAACAGGAATATTATCCTTCCAGTCTATTCTAAGACTAGTAGAATCAAACATAAATGCACTATCGACATCTTCCCAAAAGATTTCTTCTAAGCATTCTTTAAATACTTCTTCATCGGCGTGAGTTAATTTAGATAATAATTCTCCTTTTTTAATTATAGTTTTCATTAATCTTCTTCTTCGTTTAAATAATAGAAATAATCTTCGACTGTTTTAATACATGCATTTAATACAATTTTAAGATTATCATGAGATATATCTGATGTCTTATAGTCGCCATCTTGATTTAAATAATGTCTTACGTGGCCCACGGCATAGAATATATCTTTATAATCTTTATCTAAAAAGCATGTAACTTGAATATAATGACAAGAACTATCGTCCTGATCCCAGAATTCAATATAGAATTTTAATGGCTTATTGCCTTCCCATTTAACTTTAACTGAAGACCCATCGAATACGAAATAAAAGCTTAACGCATCGTATATAATATCGAAACAGTCGTCCATTAAATCGACATCTTTTTCTCGAAATTCCCAAGATATTCTATTTACCTTTTTAATTACATTAATTTAAATCACCACACTTTATTATCATGAATTCTATGCAATACATGATTTATCATAACAGATTCTTTTGTTAGGCTGTCTCTTAAATTTATCGCACTAAATAAATCTTTATCTAAATTCATATAATCTTCTTCATCGGTTAAATATATATAATAAATATATTCTTCACCTGGATTAAAATAAAAGCAAATTACACCATATTCTGACGGGATTCTAGGATCATCAGAGTCGCTCGCATATCTTCTTTTACATGCAAATTTATAATATTTGCCATTAGAATTTTTACCTAAATAATTAATACTCTTATCGTCGACATAATATGAAATAAGGCCATAGGCATCATAGTCTTCAAGTGTTCTAACAAAAGTATATGTAACGAGGCCGAGTTCTTCTTTCTTTGCTTCATAGATCTTCATTCATAAACCTTCTAAAGAATTTCATTGCTTTATCTAATTCTTCTCTTGTTTTAATTTTTTCTTTTGCTAATGCAACCATGGCATTAATACACAAGTATGCATATCTACCGATTACATATAATTTAACTTCTTCTTCTGTCGGAAAGCTCGGCCGATCTTCATTAATCAATATAAATTTTAAATCAAAAATATAGCTAATATTGCCACGCTTATTATAATTAAAATCGATTGTAAAATTGATAGTATAATCGACAGATTTTCCTCTTATAGGTTCTTTTAGTTTTTTTTGGAACGAAAAATTAGAGCGAACTTTTAACATATCCGAAGAGGCCCAATATGTAAACGTTTTTTCTTGTAAGATAATTTCTTCGTTGTCGGAAACTAAACAATATTTATCATCCATTTTATCACCGTAAAGCAATATCTAATGCTGATCGCAATAAATGATTATAACATACTGAAGTTTGCGCCATTAAAATATTTAAGATATTTGGCGATAATATTCTAGCGTCTTTGCCATCAACTTTATGATCATCTATATGTACAATAATATTAGCTACTTTTTTAACGAAGTGATTATATTTAATTCGTATAAATAGATTAAATTTATATTCGATATAGTCTTTATAATAAGATACAATATATATATTTTGAAAATAAATTAGATCAGATCGATTTTCTATATACGGATCGCCTTCACATGTCTGAATTAAAACTTTTGGAGAATCATTATAAAAGACTTGTTTATATCCTCTTTGGAGATATCTTTCAAGAATCTGATTTCTCGTCATTGAAGCACCTCCTAATTAATTCGTTAATGCAGTGACTAATATAAGATAAGAATATTTTTCTTTCTTTAAATGTATCGATAGGATCACTAAAATATAATGGTTGTACACCAATAAGATCGCCTTCTTCTTCGATGACTGCCATATATTGAGGCTCATAATATACTGATTGAATTTTTCGATCTTTTAATTTGATTGTTACTTCGATGTCAGCTTTGACGTCTTGAGTCTCAAATTTTTTATACATTAAAAATAGAGCACGAATAAGTATTATATTATCTGCTTTAACTTTATGAATATTGCCGTCGAGATGAATTAATAATTTATTATCTTCATCGACAAAGAATGGATCGAATTTGCCACCAAAAAATTCAACTTCGTCTACAAAACTTTTTATTTCTTCGCTTATATTAATCACCGCCTTTCGTTAAAATCTAATCTTTTATTATAACATAAATAGTCTTTTTTAGCAACAAAACCTGCTATTATTTTGAATAAATATTTTTCTTATAAAGCGAATATTTGTTCTTATTTTAAATCGCTTAACATCCATTCATAAATCTTTTTAACCTGGAAATGCTCGAGCTTACGCAACTTTTGATCGGGATAATATCGGTTCATATAATAATTAAGCTTATGCGTTACTTTATTTAACCGATATATCTCTGCGATTAATTCTTTTCTTTTCATTTTTTAAGTTTTTTCTTTTTGTATTTTTTATCATGTTTTTTAACGAACTTCTCCCAGTCTTTCTGAGACGTTTTATCTAATTCGTCAAACATGATCTTCCAAAAATCTTGAGTATTAATAGTCATCTTCTTTAAAGTACCAACCATATTTTTCTAAAGACTCTTCTGTTAAATAAAGATAATATCCACTTACGTGCTCCATTACTTCGCCGTCAGCAAAACGGATTGTAATGTCACTAATGTAAGACCATTTACCTTCTCCGTCCCATTCATATTTTATGATTTTACATGGGCGGCCATCTTCATAATAAAAATCTAGGTCTTCAAATTTAAAATCTTCGATATCGTAATCATCGAAATTATATGTTTTACTGTCAAGACAATATTTTTCTCTAATAAGATTATCGAGATGATATCTTAAAAATAATTGTTCATTCATTTTATTCACCTATAAAGTAATCATGATAAAATAATTGTTTATATTCATTATAAAATAGCGGAGCATACATTTCATCATATCTTTCATATGTATTAAATGATATTTGATTTTCTGCATCTCTATTAATAAAAACATGTATTAATACAATATAATTTGTTTTTTTGTTCCTATACGTAATAGTAATTCCGTTTTTCTTTTCATCGGCACAATTAAATTCCCATGTTCCGAACTCTTTAAAATCTAAAGATTTTTCTTTGTTCTTTTTTATAGTATCAATAAATTCAGTGGCGAATTCTTTTGTTTTAAATTTTATATACATTTTTCTATTCCTTTAGGAAATAAGCATCAAACATTACTTCTTGGAAAGCGTCGACAAAATAAAAAGCATCGGTACCGTCTTCGACATATTTATTTTTAACGATAGATGTAGCATTTATTCTTTCATTTTCTTTTTCTAAGAATAATGTTAACTCTTCGTTATGTTGATTATTATACTTCAACGTGATATTGTTTTCATACGTGAAATAGCTAAACGGCACCCATAATTTACCTTCGCAACAAACTTCATAGTCGTGATATTTTTTAATCACGTCAAAAAATGTATTAGCAAACAAATCTGTTTTAAATTCTAAATAAGTTGTAGTTTGATCCATAATATTATTTCCTATAAATAATCATCTAAATCTTTTAGCAAATAATGAATTTCTTTAAAGTAAATTTCTAATTCGGCTACAGCAATATCATCTTCTTCAACATATACTCCATATTCTTTTCGAATAGGAATAACATTTTTTACTTCTTCACTAAGATCTTTATAATTAAATTTATAATCGAAGTTTCGCAAGAAACAATCAAGCATTTGCAAATCAGAATCGAAGTCACTGGAGTCTAAATTATACAGCATTTCATAAAACATATTTAATTTAAACAAAATGCCGTCTTTATAAATAATTTTCTTATCTTTAAATTCGACGACCAATTCTTTTTTATGGCGATCGTATCCATATTCATCATTAATAAAGACTAAGTCTTCAAAATATTTATTTCTGTCGAGAATTAAACAATCGATATTATAAAGAATTTTGTCGATCTTTTCCATATTTTTATAGGTCATAGTCATATCCTTCATTCCAACAATGATTATTTATACCATAATAAGTATCGGCGCGAATAATATTTTTATCATTAAATGCATCTGCATTATCTAAAATATATTGCTTAGTCGGAACATATTCAAACCATTCTGCACCATCGTATTCACGACGATAAAAGATATAGTTTTTAGTATAAATAGTTAATGTCGGATTAATTTTTTGAGAACCTAATCCGTTATCATAAGATAATCGTGGATATTGAGATTCAAATTCTTGCCATGTAAGAATAACATATTGTTTATGGTTCTCTTTAACTTTCATCGAGATAAACTCAATGTCTTGAGCCGTTAAAGATAGTTCTTCTAGCTTATTAATAATTTCGTCGCAAATAAACATAATTTTACTCCTGAGATGCTAATATACATCTATTTTCAATAATATCAACATCTTTTAAATTAGTCTTCCATAATTTCTTAGCCGTCACATCTTTGGTTAATTTACCAAATTTATATGTACTCATTAATGGCCATAAATTATTTTCGCCAAATTTATTTAAAAAATCTTTTTCCATATAAAAAACATATCCGTCTTTTATTAATATAGCATAAAATGTAATAAAACCATCTCTATCTTTTACACGAACTAATTCGTTTTCTGTAGTAAATTTATGAGCAGGAAGGCTCATAATCTCTTTTTTCATTTTATTATATATTTTATCTTCTTCAGAATAAAATAAAGCATCGAATAAATGTTTAAGCATTATTTAACCTCGCATTCATCATATAACATATTGATCCAATTTATTATAATATAGATTAAAGCTATTAATCATATTATAAATACAATAATTAAAACTAAACGAGTTAATCAAGGATTAACGATAATCTCCATATGGGCCCTCTTCTTCTTTACTTACGAGAGCCATCATAAACATGTCTCCAATAAAATCAATCCAATCGCTTCGTAAATCATTAAAGTCTTCGATTTTGAAGATAATTTTATCCATAATATATACTCCTATTTATTTCGATATAAAAATCGTGAAGATCTTCCATTTCTATTGTTATATTGTTTAGAATAAATGATGGCATTTTTCTTAGTAAAATAATATTCAATATTTTGGCGAATTAATTCGCTTAATGTTTCGCCCAACTTTTCTTTAATAATATTTCTTTTAGCATATATATATCGATCTAAATTATCTTCAAAATCGAATCCTATATCGACCAGTTTATTCATATGAATTAAAATATATTTATTTGTCATACAAATATAAACTTTAAATAATGTTTTTTTCTGACCCAATCGACAAAATTGAACGATTTGAGTTGGCGGAATCTTTTTATAATGCTCAAATCCAAAAAATCTTTTACCTCCATCGAAATATCGATAATCGACATTTTTATTGTTATCGATAAAATGAATTTTGCATAATAAATATAATAACGTTATATATTTCTCTAAAAATAAATATATAAGCATACTATATGCTAATATATAATATTTAATATTTTTCACTGTTGTTTCTTCCTTTCTTATAATCTTTCATCCATTCCATTATATCACATTCCTCGATCGCTTTTTGTGTTTCGTTAGCATAATAATGAAAATTATCATATGCGGTCTCCCTTTGCTCTAAGTAATATAATTTGCTGGCCTCCATTACGGCAACATTATATTCACCATTAGCTAATCTATATCGGTAATAAGCATATTGTAGCTGAATATTAAGATTATGCATATCAGGTGAGATGCTATAACAAAATTCATTATTGTCGTCATAATAATAGACTATCAATACATAAATTTTATCTTCCATATTATTTAAATTTTATATAAGAATATTATACTCTTTATTATTAATAAACAAATCGATAATTTCTTTTGTTATCCATTCATATTTAGGTTCTTCTGGGATTAATCGTAAAATATTTTTATATCGTCTTATTTCTACTCGACGTCTAACATATTGTTTTTCTAATCCAGAATAATAAAATATAAAAATATCAAAACTATCTGAATCTCGATATGTGGTCCATCTTGGTGATAATGCTGGTCTAGCATATCTATTTATCTCGAATTTATCGAATAATGGATGCTCTTTAATTTTATTTAATAAATCGCCAGCATTATTAATTTTAAAAGCCGAAGATGCATCGGCTTCGCTTAAGAATTCTAGTACCATAATTTTATGCTTCTTTCTTAACTTGACCACTTAAATCGACAATAAATCCTTTAGGAATAATCCATTGATCTTTAGGTGCTACTGGCAGAATACCAATTTCGTCGATATAAGAAAATTCTTCATCGCTTATATTTTTGCCAGTCATAATTTCATAATCAGAAATTAATTTGCCACTAGGCAACATTTTATTTTTAATAACGTGATCATAGTTTTTCATGATAATTCTCCTTTATAATAACTCACGGTACAATATATCTTTGAATTCGCTATTGTTTTTTAAATAATTTTTAATCGATATAATATCGACAGTTGAATTCTCTGTACGATCATAATCAATAAAATGAGTTTGATCTTTTTTGTTGTATATAATGTTGATAAGCAAAGAATAATCACGATGATTTCTTTTACTATTAACGATGAGACGGGCATTAATCGACCGCTCTTCACTATTATTATATTTTAATAATGTATAATCTTTATCTAAATATATTTTATACTTATTATTTTCATATAATAAACGTAAATAATCTTCCATATAATATAATTCTCCTTATAATTTTTCTTGCAAATAATCTTTATTTTTAATATCTTCCCATAAATAATCGTATAATTGTTTTATAAATTTAGGATTATGTTTTAATCTTTTTACGATTATTTCTTTATCATATGGTATTTCACTATTAAGATGATATTTAGTAAAAAACGTATTTTCTTTTTTTTTATAAGTTAAAGCAACGAATAAGTAATTAAATATATCAGATTCGAAATCTAAATATATACATAATTCTTTATGATACTGTTCCTTTATTTTATTATATTTTGTTCTATATGTTTGACATACATATATATTAAAATAATCGCTCTCATATAATTTATCTTCTAACATTTTTTCTCCTATAAGATTACTTTTGAAAATTAGAGAATTAAAATTGGGCCCGCAATTAAATTATTCATTATCTAACCTTTCTTATATAATAACATTATAATACTATTATTATACTTACTACTATTATAACAATTATTATATATATAGATAGAGATAACATTAATTATAATATATTAATAGTCATAATATAATAATATAATATTAGCGTAACTGTTCGGCATATAATGCCGTACTGTTGCTTTTAATCTTTATAGAATAATGTTTGTAATAAAGTGTTTTAATTTAGCCAAAGTAAAAAATACCTTAAAAATGCATCATAGGAGACGACAAGAGTAGAGTGTTATAATATATTAAATATTTAAAATCAAAAACTAGCAGTTTTTAGCTATAAAACGGTGGGAGCAATGTGTTTCTGCCCCTCCTTCATTCGAAAAACAGAAAACACTCGAAAACATCTAAAATAAGCAGGGTTTGAAGTGTTAAACTATGATATTAATGAAAATATCAGAATCACTTATTTTTACTTAAAAAACGACATAAGGTAAGTGTTTCCTACCCTCCTCCCCCACCCTATAAGCAATACTACACTTATAAGATGTGATCGTCGGGGCGCTCGTGAGGCGACAGCGGGCTTATTTATTTTTTTATTTATTATAGTATTATATATATAATATATATAGCCAAAGCTATATAGTATGTTAAGCTACGCAATAATTAAAGGCGGTGCCTCTAAAACTCTATTATTTAAAAGGCATATATCTGTGTTATAGTATTATATAGACAGCCTTATTATTATATATATTTAAATAATAATTATCAGTCTATATACGAGGCGCCAAATCCTCTCTTAACACATAAGAATTGGCTCAATCAGGTGACGGTTATTTGGAAAATAGCCTATACTTAATAATTATACAACAATTGTATAAATGGTTTAGGTTATCCTTATATATACTAGTATATACCAAATTAATAACCAAGCATTAAAAAGTCCTTATAAAATCTAGACTTTTTAAAACACAATTTTTTGATAAAAAAATACCAAAAAATACCCGGCATTTCTATTATACAAAAATAATGTATAAATAATTATTTTTAATTTCTTACCGCGATAAATAGCTCTAATATGTAATATATCGGTGTAACAAGTTACACCGCTCCGGAAATTTGCTACTCTAAATATATAATACGACCTCTCTAAAATTAATTAGGGAGGTCTTTTCTTATATATATAATATAATAAACACAATTAAAATAAAAAATTATTTTAATTAAATTAACCCGCGCTGCTAACTTAACATGTAATATACCGGTGAACAACAGTTCACCGCTTCACTTCGTTTGCGGTCTGCTAATCGCACCGCTTGAAACCTAATCGCCCCGGTCTAATGATCGGGGCTTTTCTATTATTAAGCATAAACAAAGTTGGCCCATTTTAAAAATGCTCCAAACGCTTACTTACGTAATCTGCTGTGAAGATAAACAACTCGCAGAGGATCGTACACGGACAACCGTTTAACGTATTCGGGCTTTAGCCCTCGGTACTACTTTATATATATAATTGTCCTAATATTATTTAAATTTAAATAAGCGTCACTATTATTAATTTATTATCTAAATATAATAATCTTTAATTTAATTAATTAAAACCATTCGCCTAAAATATTCGGTGTCCATTCTCTCTATCCAGGACAACCTAGTAAAAGAGGAAACAGTGTAACGCCGGAACCAGAGCAATAAAATTCCAGCTAACTGGTTAGAGCTTTCAAACTCTAACAACTTGGAATGATTATTATAATATAATAATTGTATCCTAATAACCATTACTGGTTATTATAAATTATTGATTAGAAATTATTAATTATAATAAGCAGAGCCTTCGTCACGAACTATAACACAGAAAATTGTATATACGCTACGCTAATACAACCAGCCAACTTCGCTGCGCTATCTTTGATCTGGATCGAAGCAAGACATTCTTTTTATTTTAATTTAAAAAGAACCAAAAGGGATTCGCCACCTGAAATAACCTTCGCTCCTAAATTAAATCCGGAGTCTCAGAACATTTATTCCTTCGGAAATAGCCGGCGGCTCAAAATAATTGAATTATTTAAATTCAATTCTAATCACTACTATTCACCTAATTGAATAACTAATAGCAGTGTCCTTAATGATATAACTAACTAATATAATCTTATTATATATACATATATATAATAATCTTAACTAACATTACTTTTAAATAAAGTAATACAAAATACATATCGGGGGCGAAAAATATTCGAAATTTCCCAGAGCTCAATTTCAAATTTTTCAGCCCAGATTTTCGCTTTTATATAGTATTCGCCATAGTATATCGTGCACTACAGTCGCCTGCGGCTCCTTTCCATCCTTACGGTTCGCTAGTGCTCACCTACAGATGACGTTTGCTATACGGCCTTCGCTTTGCTCGGCCTCCTTATACTATACATATAGATAGCTTAAGGCAGTCGCTTTAATCGGTCACTCGCGCTCCCTCTTCGCTTCTTTATCTAACCTATTTATATCCTTCGGATCTACTCTATAAGCTAAAAGCTTAATATAACTATAACTTACTTCTCTTAACAAGAGAAGCTAACAAGAGAACACTAACATATATAATATACATATAATATACGCTCGCTATCGCTCGCTCCATTAAATATAATATATATAATAATATAAATACTTACTTTCTTAGGAAGAAAGATAACAAAGAATACTATACGCTCGCTTCGCTCGCTCTACCATAATAAATAAAATACAACTTACTCTCTTAAGAAGAGAGTAAACAGAGAATTACTATATAATAACAAACACATACTTACTTCTCTAAAAGAGAAGTAACAAGAGACATATATACGGCTCGTTTACGCTCGCCTTGTTAAATAAATAAAATAAATATGCTTACTCTCTTAACAAGAGAGATAACAGAGAATTGTATAATGGCCGGCTCACGTGTGTTCGCACGGCCTGATCTACAACAAAACTTAACACGCTCGCTGGCGCTCGCTTATAGGGCGCTCGTGTGGCTTTACCAAGGCGAAATAAATACTCGCTATAAGTAATCATAGCCTTCCGTTAAATATATCGCATACGCCACATATTAAATCAAAAAAAATAATTTTAGTATATACACATCGATTGTATTGAAATCAATCTTTAGTATATGTATATAATAAAATAATCTTTTAAGAATTCAGACCGGACTTTATATATACAGGACACCGGTTTAAAAAAATAAGAGTTTAGATAACAGATGCGACCCACTCCCGTGTGCACCCATTATCTAAACTCTTTTAACTAACCTTGAGCTTCAGTTTGTTGTTCACCAGTAACCATAACGATATCTTCACTACTATCACCAGTAGAGCCAAAGCTCTTTTTGATAGAACGAATTTCATCGCTCTTACTTAATTCAGACCAAGAAGCTTTTGCTTCGTCAGTAATTACTGATACGCCACCAATGCCTAATTCAGCAACCTTTTTCAAGCCACCAAACAAGCCTTTGGAGGCGATTTTAATACCACCGATACCAGCATCTTTAGTGATACCAGCAACGAAGCCAACTTTTTTACCGCCCCAGTTTAATAAACCAGTAGCAGTACTTTTTACTTTGGCCATTTTATAGGCAGTCAATATATCATCGACTACCTCATCTTCACATTCAATAGTCACGGCATTTTCTTCAGCCGTAACTGTAGCACCGAATTCTTCTTGTGCTTTCTCTTGAATATAAGATAATAGATTTTTATTAGAATTTACAATTTTAAATTGAGCCATTTTGGTTCCTCCTTAAAAAATAGAAAGGGACCCGAAGGCCCCTAAATTAAAATACGCTAGAAACGTCATCAACCTTACGGTTAGGAATTTCTCTAACCAAGTTGAATGTTTTAGTAAACAAAGCGTTAATAGCTTTAAGACTAGCTGTTACTGGGCGTTTTGCGTACAAATCTCCATTATGACGAACAGCTACAGGGTATTCATAGCTACCCTTCATGCCATTGGCAAATTTAATACCATCAGCAGTAACGCCATCAACGAATTTAAGAACGTCGCCTTCTTGGACAACAATGTCTTCTGGCACTACGATGTCAAAACCACTAAGCTCGGATTGACGTGTGATACGCAATTGGATGTTAGCTTCTTTGCTAGCTTCCAATGCTTCTGCTAAACGAGTATATGCTACAGTATACTCTATTGTATCATATTCAGATGTAGCAAGTTCTGCACTTTCTTCCGGCGTATTGCCTTTAGCCAACAAACCCATTAGCTGGTAGGATTTGATAGCCACAGAATCTGGAAGAATTAATTGACCTGTCATTTCGTTATATTCACTACGACGGGAAACTAACAGACTAACAATGTCTGCTGTGTGCAATACAGCAACCGGAACAAATTCGCCATCGCGTTTAGGCAATTTAACGATATTTTCTTTGCCCCACGCCATGAAACCGCGGGAGAACCCGCCTAATTTTGTACCTGTTAAAGTTGCTGTAATAATAATGTTTTTAGCCATGATTGGCTCCTTTCTGCTCGATGCGGGCCGAGCAACCCAAAATATTATTTAAATTACTGCCTCCCTTATAAGACAGTATCCAATATACTAATATAATATAATTAGTATACTCGATACTGCCGTCGTCTAGTTTTCACCGACGACAGTTATATGTAGTAGAGAGGAGGAGAACCAAGCTTTACAGCCTGGATAAATGACACAGTTCCGTTAGTTAGGATTGTTTGTGTATAGGAGTTCAGAAAGAGGTTCTTTTTTAGAACTATGCCATTTATCCAAACGGTAAATCCCGCAAAGAAAATTTCGTGGCGGAGCCGACCGAATGTCGTACCGTACCAAGCCGTAAATTACGCAAAAAAGAAAAGGAAGAAGCGATATGATGTGATATCGACTTCTCCCTCGCCACATTTAATAATTATTTTCTTAATGCTCTATTAGCTAAATCTGTAATCATATAGCCTAGAGCTAAAAACATAATACGGAAATACCAAGGACGTTCTTGGTAAAATTTTTCAAGAGAAACGATTAATTTATCCATTGTGATTTCCTCCTATGCAATGAACAAAGATACTAGGCTATAGCCTAAAGCGAAAAATGCAATACGGTAGGACCAAGGTGATACTTGGTACCAAATATTTAAATAAGATTTTACAGTAGACATGATGTGTCCTCCCTTTAAGCAATAAATGATGCGGGCGCCAAATATTCATTTATCTAACGCCCTTAATAACTAAATTAATTAATCTGCTGTAATCATTCTATAGCCAACAGCATTACGGCTAATAAATTGAGCACCTGGGTACTCAGATAAAACAGACATTACAGTGTCTTCAGAAAATAGAGAAATGTATTCTCCGTTTAATAATAATGTGTAAGCGTAAGTTGTAGCAATCATGATTTTAATCCTCCTGTATGAATGCTAGAATTGAGGAAATTCCCTCAAAAGAGATTTCGCCACGGAGTGGCATTATTTAATCAAATGTTTGAGCCGTGAAAGAGATTTAAATGGGACCGCATAAACTATTCCTTTATTTAAACTTCCATCTTTCTTTCTGATAACTGTTCCCATACGTGCTACCTTCATACCACGTATAGTTAAATACTCAGGACGGAAGCCAATAGCTATACCATTAGCTTCCATATAAAACCAATCAATAGCATCAATAATGCTATCGCATTTTGCAATATAAGGTTTGGCAAGATTACCGAAAAATACGTACTTCATAATTTCCTCCTCATAAGAATAACGTATTAAAGGGAAAATTCCCTCGAAGAAAATTTCGCCCCGACGGGGCATACTGTTACTAGTAAACTGATACCGCCGGATTGAATAAATTATCATTATCTTCAAATGAGATTTGAGTTACGTCGGCTTGAATACCTTCGATAGGTTCGCCGACGAAAAATCCGTCCATTTTATTTAAAAGAACGAATAAGTTGAATACGTCATTTTTTTTGTAATTAACATTAGATACTAATTTCATGATAATCTCCTCTGCCGGTATTTTTACATGGAAACGGTCGCCATGAAATATAATAAAATAAAGCGAGGAACAGTTCCTCATAATAAATTTCGGGGCGGAGCCCTACTATCCTTAGATAGCACAACTCACACCCAGAAAAAAGAAAAGATGGGACAACCGTTAAGGACTAAGGAGAGAATTTTATTTTATTTGCCTTAATCCCTAACGGGCCCCGAAGGGGGATCTGCTACTATGCTTTACGCAATAATAATGTAGCAGACTTAATATCTTCACCGTAACCATCTTTTTTGATTACGTTGAATAACACATCATCAACTTTTACTTCGCCACAGAAGTTAGAAATAAAAGTTTTATCTCCTACGATTTCACAGGAGATGATCTTTACCAATTTACCGGCAGAACCTTCTTTCATGGATTCTACGTACAAACCATCTCCTTGCTTACCTCTGCTATTAGGTAATAAGAAGAATTTGTATCCTTTTTCTTGCGCCAAGAAAATATTCTTGGACACATTTTCGCTGTCGTTACTACGTACAGCGAAGATAGATTCTTCTGTAGGTGCTTCTAATGTTTCAAGAATGTGGACTACGATGAATAATCCACCATCTTCTCTTCTGAATACTGGTTGCACACCAGTAATAGAAGTGCTTGTAAAGAAACGGCCATCCAAAGAACGACCGTTTTTGAACACTACTTGATCACCATCAAGAATATTATTATCAGAAGGATCAATGCAAAATACATCGATATCCTTCATAAGTGGAGAGCTAACCAAATCTTGTTCGCCATTTTCACGTCTCCAAATAGCACCACTTGTAATGCTATTCATTACAAGTTCGTACTCCAACACAGAGCTGGCAAAGTTGAAACCACTATTTTTAGCGGCTTCATATTTGTCTTCTGCGTCGCCTAAATACATGCGAATAGTATTCGCAATGTATTCTTTAGCTTTGCTAAAGTTACCTTCGATATCTAAGCCTTTGATATCGACGGATTCTGCACGGCTTAGATCTGCGCAGATTTTGTTATACACGTCGAAGAAGCCTTTTGCAGGCAACTTTTCAATATTGCCAGCAATACCATTAGCTTCTAATGTAGCATTTACTTCTTCAACTGCACGAGTTGCAGCTTCTAACTGCAATTCGTACATTGTGTCTTTCAAATAGATTATTTCATTATTTTTTTTCATCCTGAACTCCTTGCCGGATTAACGTGACGGTCGCACAATAAAACTTTATTTAACTCTGCTATCCTCCTCTACGAAGAATTTACTTTCTTCTTCATTCCATTTAATCTTAGGAGGAGCAGAACGACGGGCTTGTTTGATGCCGTCGAACAAGAAGCTTAATGGATCCCACACCTTTAAGCCTGTTTTAGCAGAGTCGATAATCATACCGATTACTGCCGGAGCTGCTTCTAACATATCCTCTAAATATGCTTGAATAGAAGCAACACTACGATCAGATTTGACGAAAGACATTGTAATTGATTCAACCATCGTATTACGAACATCTTCCATTTTAATATTTTCATCACCAACATAGTAACGAACATATTTGATACTTCCATCAAACTCATTACCGAATTCTTTAGAAATATTTTCTTTAAGTTTAGTAATCAATTCTTCGTTGCCTAAGTTTTGTAATACTGTGATTGCTGTGCTTGTTGCGACACAGAACTCGCCAACATCGGTGTTACCTGTACTAATGTTGGCATTGAATACTCCTTTCATTAATTCACTAAAGTTAGAGAATGTAATAGAAGACGTTTCACCGATATCGTCTGGAATATCGACACTGCGTTGCTTCCAGTCAGCGAAGATTTGAGCATCTTCACCAACAAGAAACATGAATCCATCTGTATCGAAATCCGATCCACCAGTTAAACCTTTAAATACAGAGCTACCAGAACATAAGAAAGTTGTTTCTGGCAAACTTTTAGCAACCTCAATAGCTAGCATCTTGAACGCCGGCTTTAAGTCGCTTTCTTCGATTCGTTCAATATACTCAGATTTACCAAGCATACGAACATGAGCGAATTCAGATCTGGCACTATGAGGGAAACGCACAACATATGCTTCCCCATGTTGCAACAATCTTTTATTTGCTACTAACACTTCGTCATCAGCAAGGATGCCCTTAGAAAACATCCAAACTGTATCGCCGGCGCCTCTAAGATATCTGGAGTCAGAATCTCCAGACATCTTCAAGGATTTAATTACTTTGCTCATATTACGAGCGATAGAATTAGCTTTTGCGGAGAATACATATGGATTATATGCCACACGATTATCAGCAAGAATAGCCGCATCAACACCGGTGCCACCGAAAGAGCCTTTAGTATAAGACTCAAACTGTTTAACTGTTTCTTGTGTAAGTTTTTCTACTAAGTATTGTTTTTTCATGATAATTCTCCTCTTCTTTATTTAAATATGTTGAATCAATTGACTAGAAACTTTAGCCTGTGTTGATTCAATTATTTGAAGCACCTTGAATGTATTTTCTTCAGGTGCAATGTAACCTGGTACGGCCTTAAAACCGTTGAAATCGGTTACATAAAGCAATTTGCCGTACGGATTACCTACAATCCATACAGCTGGCTCATCGCCAGAATAGTCTCGATCTACTTCAGATAGAGACATAACAGAGTGTTGCTTACACTCTGCAGCAAGACTCCAGAAGCCAGACATATCTTTAACTGGCAAAGATCCAGTTTTAGTACATCCACTGATTCTGGCTTGCAAATATAAAGGTTTGTCAGTAGGGCAACCATATAATTCACAGAAATTATAATGTGAATGATAGCTTTGTCCATCCATATTATCTTCGCTTCCGAATATTGCCATGTTATCAAATATCATGAAGCAATATTCGTTAAGATCTACTCTGATTTCTTTACCATTAGCAGACCATAAATTACCATATGTAGATAACTTAGTAGCCTTACCAACTTTTAAAGTTTTAGTTTCTTCAAAGCTACCAATCCCATGATTGACAGCCTTAAGTTTTGTAAGCCATTTATCTAACAAATTTTCTTTTACGGCAAAACGCTTTCCTTGACGTAATGAGCTTGCCGATAAAGAGATTGGGACATATGTATTACCTTCGAATGTAAAGGAGTTACATGCGTCCTCCTTTTCTTTGAAATTACCGACGATCAATAACAAATCATCAATAATATTCTCGACGTTAGCCATCGATTTTTCTGTCAATCGATAGTCTCCATCGAAATTAAGGCCTTTGCCTTTAACTATGACAGCTGATGGTTTTACATCCTCTTCTGTGATGGCACCAGTCACATTGGCACCAACTACATCAAGTATACAATCATCCTCTGAAATAATAAGACAGCGAATATTTGCTGTCTTTAATTCCTGTAATGTTGCTTTATGTTGCAACCAGTTACCGCCGTTGTTTTCTTTTTTTGTTGCTGCAAATGCTTTCTTTAATTCTAACATACTTTTCATTTTGAATTCCTCCTCTAAAAACAATTATTTTGTTAGATAATCATAGCTCACTAATGGAGCATTGTTATCTATCATAAACTGGATGGCAGCTTCTCTACCGGCAAATTTTTTGTACTTTCTGCCGGTAAAACCGTCTGTAGAATCTTTGCACTGAGACCATGTGCGGAATACACCCGGCATATAGCCTCGTGCTACAGCATAGTAAGGCAGTGACATAATCTTGTCTGTTACTGTTTTAAGATCACGTTTTGTATGACCATCCATTGTTGCAAGCATAAGAACATTCCTACACTCTCGTTCTTGCAAGAAGCACACATCTCCTATTCTGCCTTTCATAGTTCTTATGCCTTTCTTGGCATAATACTTTTGAGCAGAATCCAAGAGTTCCATATAATCTCTTGTGCTTTCTTTTTCTTCAATTACTAATGTTTCTAAGTCTAAATAGATTGTTGTTGTCATGATCTTTTCCTCCTTATGACATACAATAACATATATTGCTATAGTTTATAGTCATACAGCTGGACTATATTGCTAAACCTATCTAATTACTTATAAATAGGAACAGCAATCTTATCGCCTGGTTTAATTTGACGACTTGTTGCTCCTCCTTCCATCTTAGCTGATTCAGCTACAGATGTTGTAACAGCTTCTCTGATATCGTAGTTGACATCAGAGTTACGATTAGCGTCTTCTATGATGCTTATCATCGTTTCACCATAAGTCACATGGTGAAGTTCGTAGTGATGTGGTTGCACTGGTTGTGCAAACCATACCATTGCTGCTGTTGCTACTGTTACCATTGCTACTGTTAATGTCTTTTTCATTGTTTCCTCCTTGGATGCTTTTAATGTCTTCCCAAGACTAATAATTAAAAGACAGACATCGACATATATGTCTGCACGGTCTCGAGGCCCAGCTCTCCCTTAAATAACACCCTGAATCAAAGCAGGGGGGGCGAACTTTAGCTCCAAGACCAATTATATATAAAACACTTACCCCGTCTGAAAAATTTTCAAATTTTCGCCCCATATAGGAATTATCAATTACAAAACAAAAATGAAAAAAGAAAAAATAAAAAAACGCTTCGCTCTAAAACGCAATCTCAAAAATATACACCACAAAAATTTCCCTTATATAGCGAACATATGTACGCTAAAATAAGATAGAAAAATACCCGTGGCTCCGGAAAGTCCGGGTCGCCACAGGTTAATTTCTTAATTTAAATATATCAGCGATAACATGATCG